GGTAGGTTACTGTGATCAAATCAGTAACAAGATTACTGGACTTGTGTCCAGTATCCTCACTTGGTGTTATTCCTTCAGTCCGGCTAGTGGTTCCGTTCGATTCCTCCATATCAACTAAGATATGAAGGAGGGGTACACACTCAGTATTAATACTGGGCGATGTATCTATTTAGGTGGATGTGCTTAACGTACGCCCTTTCGAAGACTTCGTCTTCTTAGGAACATTACGCTTTACCCAAGGTTTCGCTAGTGGTATACCTTTTAAGACCTTTCTTTCAACCCCAATCATTAGGGGCGGTACGAAATCCTTCTTCAAGGTACGTACCAGGATAAGATCTCAAAAGGCCCTCTCAACAGAGAGGACTCCCGGCATGCCGGAGGACCTTATAATCCCTTTATCTTTCGAGATAAGGGCTATAGGTCCACGGCTTAAGATTATAATCTCGCCTAGGAAGTCTAGCGGAAACTCTAGGACACTGTGTCCACCTTTCATAAAGAGAGGCTTGAGTCTAACCCCACTTAGGGGCACCAACCTGCTGTTGTCACAGAATGACAAGTAATATTTTTCCAATTCGTCGCAAAGTTTCGTCTCTGCAGCCATAAATGGCCTTGCAGCGAGAATACCTAGCTCGGATCATGTACTAAACATCCTTTTCTCTTCTTCTGTTAACTTAACACCTATTGCTTTTCTCGTTCACATGGAGATCAATTCATTATGATCCCATGCATACTTATAAACAGTAGCGGCCCCTTGTTTGTAAAGGCCTGTCGCGGCTTTGCGCATCTTGAGTTCTAACTCTTGCCAGAAGCTAAGCCTTGTAGTAGATAAATACATAGACAAATCATCGATCTCTAGAGAGGGTGAAGGATTAATCCTGCCCTCAACATTGTTGAGATATTGTCCTCTTGGATCTTTCTTATAATTTTTAAATATAGAAAGACCAAGGTGTATTCCCGTTACTACAAGCAAATCCGATAGGTTTGATAACCCAGAAAAGGATTGACCGTAGGTAAGGGTCTTTGTACTTACTACCCTAGGATTAATCTCCCTAGGGGCCATGGCTCCCAACAGTCGTTGAAAACAGTCTGACACATGCAATGAGTTCATTTTAATGAATAGCTCACTCCTGAACGTAATAAGATCAGGGATAGAATTATTCAATAAAAGCCCCATTGGCAAAGGTGATACATCGACTCCATTGACACATAGTTTAGAAGCAAATTCTCAAGAATCAAATCCATTCCTCGGAAGGACTGATTTTGGAAGGCTAATATCTATGCCTAATTTGTCAATGAGAGACACATACACTTCAGCGACGCGACAGTTAGCGATGGCTACATCATCTCCAAGGATTATATATTCCTTGAAGTTGTTGTAACCACATAATTTAGCCGCTAAGCGGACTAGCATGTGATGAGTGTAAGCCAGTGAAGATCAGGAGGAATAAAGTCCTATCCCTTGACCGGTGTTGTAATAAATTACTTCACCTCTCGGGAGTCGGAACCCTTCCCCAACTATGACTTCAGCTCAGGCTTCACATCCTTTACTGCTCAGTCCGCATAAGTGTAATACCAGTATCTGAAGTGATACTGGTAAACGATCAGTTGCTGCTGTCAAATCATAGCAGTAAACCTTTTTCCCACTATTGTATCAAGCTTTTGCCTGGACAATGGATCGCTTCTGATCATAAGTGTAATCAGTTCTTAATTTCTTAAGACACTGAAACATCACATTATGAAGAGGCAGGAGGGTATTCTGTGTAATTCAATCTGAGATTGCAATAACACGAGTCTTACCAAGTCCATCAGGGAAGGAGGCAAGTCGACGAATCGACAAGCCAAATTTCTTGATAATGGACTTGGTAAAGTTCATGTTTAAGACTTTGTTCATTATCTCTCCTCCTAATCAATTAAGGAGTTGAGAGGGTAATCAAATTGACCCCGGATAGATGTTTGGGATTTTCATCCTCAAACGAAATTCGGTAATGAACATGTCAAGTGCTTTAAGAGCACTTGGCATCTTATTTAATGCACAACACTCAAGAAGAATACGACTGAAACCCTTACCCATTGATCCAGACCTTGCTCAGGTCCCAAGGTTTAGAAGCCCTGGGCTGAACATAGTAACATGATCAATGTTGGGACAGTATTTACTGTTCCTGAAATGCAGACCAAGCGTGATATCTTTATGATATCGGACTATAAGATCCATTACCTCCGCCGTACCACTATCTCTCCCCTCTTTAGGGGGATAAAGAATAGTAGAGAGTTTCGGTTGGACTCCTCATTCCAATAAACGATACATTCGAAAGAATGTAAGGAAAAGACACTTGTCAAAAGGAGACATCCTCTGAAGTTTTGATATGAGGTTCTTCAGGTATAAAGGGACTCCCGTTCTCGGGGTCACTTTACGCCAGAAGCCTCCTTCATCACAACGTTGGATCTTACCTATTAAAATGAAATTTTTCAATAGTAAGTAATCCGTCTTGAGACAGTAAGTCAATTTTCCAACATCTATCGTTTTAATCCAGGATATGTGAAGTTCTATGATGGACTTCAACATATTCTGGGATTCCCTCGACCTCAATAATGCAGAACAAACTGTTCAATGCACATTGAGGACTCGCAGTGACTCTTTTCGGAATGAGGCCAAAAGTAATGATTCTTTGGTCTTACCCATCCCGGGTACGCCTGTTGCTTTCACAAGGGGTGAGCCAAGTTGCCTGTTGTCAGACATACCAAGACGACTGCGGAGTCGGTCGATACAGGACTTAATAAATCCTGTATTG